CGCTTGCTCTCCACGGCCTCCGGGATGCCCTTGGGCATGCGCCGGAAGTAGAGCCAGTAGGTAGCCAGGGCGATCGAGATCTCCCGCAGAACCCCCGGCACCGTCGCCAGGGGCAGGGTTGTTACGCCGGCCAGGTATGCGTCTATCTCCGCCTGGGCTGCCGCGGCTGCCGCCGTGGTAACCGTGGTCCCCACACTGCCCGTTCCCGTGTCGTCCGTCAGGGCGATCACGTCCTCGGTCGGGATCTGCAGCTTCAGCTCATCCAGCGTGTGGTATGCCACGGCCCTTCTCCTGCCCTTCCCGCCTCACGTCCCCCTGGTCTCTTCAGTCCGTTTCCTCCCCTGCGCGCGGGGCCGCAGCCCCGCGGCCACGGCCCCTGTCGCGCAAGGTGTTATCAGGTCAGCAACGTGTCCTTCCAGAGGTAGCCCAGACTGCTGGCGGTGGCCACGATGTGCGTCTCCTCGGCCACCTCGTACACGTCCTGATGCTCGGCGTTTTCCCGCCAGGTGGTCACTCTGCGGGCCTGTCCGTCCTCGTAGGCGATCCGTGCCTGGTAGCCTGAGGACGGGAGTTTCAGACTCGGCGCCGGCGGGGCGTAGTACAAAAAGCCCATCCCCTTGGTCGCGGTGGTTTCCCAGATCGGAACCGCGGTGAAGTCGGTCCCCGCCTTCGATTCCTTGGCACTGGAGTAGAACGCGGTTCCGATCAGGACCTTTTCCAGCCCGAGCACGGCGGCGATCAGTTCCGGGGTCAGCACGCCGGTCTGCGTGTACTTGATCTTGTCAAGCAGCGTGGACTCTTCCTTCAGCGACAGGAGCGTGCCCAGATCCATGATCAGCCGGTTGGGCTTGATGCCCGTCGCATTGTGGATCGCCTTGATTCCCGTGGTAATGTCGATCAGGAACGTGTTCGTGCTGCTCGCAGCCCATTTGCCATCGGCATCCTCGCCGCCCGAGTTCCCATCCACCCAGGTGGTGGCAATGATCAGGTCGCGGATCAGCCGTTCCTTCTTGATGTCGATTTTGCCGGCGGCGAACTCGATCGCTTCGGAATCGGGATTGAGCGGAGGAGCGCCGGCAACGCTCGCGTTGCGCCGGTCTTCGTCCGTCACTTCCTTGCCGAATGCATACTCCTTGGTGACGACGTCGATCGTGCCGGTCGGGTAGCCGCCGCGCGGAGCGCGAGCGCCCGGCCCACGAATCCCGGCCTCGTCCCGGAACCATGCGCCCCTGCTGTAGGTGAGGATCTTGGCCTTGGGGGCAACCTTGTCGATGATCGGAAATACCTGGTCACCGATGAACTCGCCGCTGCGAAAGCGAATCGCGACATCCTGCAGCGGCCCTGCGACGATCGTACTCCTGACATCCGGCTGTGCCATATCTCACCTCTCCTGTTTTGGTTGTCCACGGCCCATCCGGGCCACTGCTTGCTCTTTGTCCCCTATGCCTGCTTGTCCTCTGTGGGCACGCGCCGCGGCGCGCGCCCTGCCTGTTAGTGCACCACCGTGCCGAGACTGTAGATCGTGGCGGTGTGCGATGTCACACTCGTCACTACCACCAGGAACCGCTTGCTGTTGTTCTGCGCGATCGTCATCGTGCCGCTCAAAGTGACATCGGTGCCGGTCGTGAGTGTGATCGTCTCGGCGGCGTCCGAGGTGTTGCGGATCGTGAACTTGAACGAGCTCCCGATGATGCATCCGGCGATCGCGGCCACGATTGCCGTCCCGGTCGGCGCCACGTCCGAGCGGCTGCCACCGGCGCAGTCCCGCAGAATCATGCCGCCCACCAGTTCCGCCGCCGTGTACGTCCGCGCCCCTTCGGTCGCGTCCGTGGTCACCACGGTGCTGGAAGCCACCGCGTCGTTGATCGCCGGGAACGTCGCCGTCATCAGCACGCTCGCCAGGTCATCCTCGGCATCCGTTCCCTCGACGACGACCGCCCGGGTATATGCCGGGGCGCCCGCCGAAGTCTTGCCCTTGCCGGCGTCCGCCGCGCTCACGTACTCGGGCATCACGAATGTGCCGATCGCGAGTGTCGCGTTGACCTGCAGCTTGCTGATGCCGAGTATCCGCACCACCGCGGCCTCACCCGATGCCGGCGCGTTCTGCAGGATGCCGAATGCAACTTCGGTCTCGCTGTCCGGCCGCCGCACGGTCCCGGTCGACGTCAGCACCACGAAGCGGTACTGGTCATTGCTCAGATCCTCGCCGGCCTCTTTCGATACATCGAGAATCCCGATTTCAGTCGCCATATTCACCCTTCTTCCTGGTTGGTTTCTCGCTCGTCAAGGGCAGCAGCCCTGTTCTCTCCTTCGCGTCCCCTTCGCCCCTTACGTCCCTTTCCCCCCTGTGATCCCCGAATCCCGCCGAGGGGCGGTCCCCGAGCGGAGTCGAGGGGTCAGCCCCTCACTTCGCTCTCATATGCCAGCGCCAGGTCCGGGCGCTCCTTCTGCGCCTCGGCGAACGCCCAGGCGTAACTTCTCTCCCGGTTGCCTTCCTGCTGCAGCTTGGCCGTCGCCAATGCCCCGAGTTGTTCTCCTGCCTTGCCCGACATCCCGCCCGCCGCGGCAGCGGTCGCCACTTCCGCGAACTGCAGGATCTTGGGCGCGACGGCCAGCGCGGCCCGCAGCGCATCGACCGGCTTGGCCACGCCTTCCGCGAATGTCCCGGTCGACGCATGGTGCGCGATCTCGAGCTGCGCGATCATCGTGTCCTTGAGCGCCGGCGCGAGCCGGCCTTCCTTCACCAGGTTCTCGCAGAACGCCAGGTGCTCGGTCTTGCGGGCCGTGGCCTCGGTGTTGGCCATCGTGGTCTTGAGCGTGGCGTTCTCGGTCTTCAGGGCAACGATCTCCGTGGCCTGGGCCGTGCTGGACTCCGAGAACTGCCCGACCTTGGCCTGCAGGTCGGTAATCGTCTTGGCCTGGGTTGCCACTTCGGCGGTTTTTGCCGCGAGCTGACCCTGCAGCTCCTCAACGGTAGGCATGCTGCCTCCTTCGCTGAATGATGGTGATACGGGATTCGTGTCGTCGTTTGCCTGAATGGCCTTGAGTCCGTCGATGTCCCATGACGGGAGGACCTTGTCGGCAATGTCCATCCCGAACTTCTCGATGAAGTAGTCCCGCAGGCCGGAGAACATCCGGCCGATGCGCTGGTACACGTTCGCCTGCTCGCAATCCATGAACTCGATGACGGTGCTGTTGTCGTTGGCGGCGAAGGCGATATCGGCCAGACCCTTCACCGCCGGCGGCATGCCGCCGAGGAACCCCACGTGACGCAAACTCATATCCGGGTAGAGAGCGATCGAGCGTTTCTTGTACATCCCATTCTTGACGCAGGTCACGAACTCGGGCACCAGGTCCTTCAGTTCCGCGAAGAGGGCGCTGCCCTGTCTCTGCAGGCTCTTGACCCATCCCCACGCCGGCGAATTGTCCTTCGGGTGGCCGATCACCACCGGGGCCTCGTGCACGGTCGGGTTGTAGCTCGCCGCAATCTTGTCCAGGTCCGCGTTGGTGTACGCCCTGGTATTCCCGGCCCCGTCGGTGTGCGTCCCTGCGCGAAAGATCTCCATCTTCATGCGTCCCTCTTTCGTCCCTCGCGTCTCCTCGGTCCCCTTCTTCTCCTCAAGCGGCCGGGCGCCACGCACCCACTCGTGACACCCGCCGCTTCACACAAAGGAGGTCTGTCGGCTCTCAATCTACCGGACTCGCAATTCCCGGTCTACTGACAGATTGCAGTGCATTCTGTCAGTGCATTCTGTCAGTAGAACCGGCCGCCGGGGTCGGGTACATTACAACCGTTGCCTCCAGTGGCGAGCGGGGCTCGCCAGCGCGAACCCTGGTCACGAGGAACAATGCTCGACGCCTCGATGTTCAAACTGGTGGAGCAGATCGGCTTCCCGGCCATCATCTTCATCATCTGGTACCTCTTCTGGCGCGGCGAGTCACGCAAGTGGTCCATGCTCCTTGAGCAGGAGCGTGCCAAGATGGCCGTGCAGATGGATCGCGACGAGAAGGACCGGGGCGAGCACATGGAGAAATGGCGGACGATGATCTCGGCGCAGAAGGACGAGCTGGAGCGCATTCTCAAGACGCATCGCGACCAGGTGGACCAGATGTTTCGCTTGTACGATCGTCAGGGCGAGCTCATGGTCATACAGGCCAGGCACCTGCAGAGCATAGACGCCAAGATCGCCGACAACCAGTTCTGCCCTGTCGTGAGGGCCAACACCAAGAAGGAAGGGACGTGATGACCGAGCGCGAACGTACTCTCATCCGCCTTGATCAGGAGAAGCAGAAGCTCGCCGAGGAAGACATCCTTGCCGATGCGGATCTGAACATGTTGCGCTCCCTCATCGATCCGTACCAAGACGATTTCACGCTCCTGGACACCGCCAAGATCGCCGAGGTGGCAGGCAGGTTCCACAAGAGCGTATCCGCCATGCGGGAGATCAAGGGACGCATCGCCAGGATGGCCGAGGCCGCGGGCGTGCAGGCATGAAGAAGCAGGCGCTATTCGAGGATGCCGAGCGCGCCTATGTTGGCGGCGACCAGTCCTACGACGAGGTGGCGGCCAAGCTGGGCGTTGCCGAGAAGACCCTGCGCATCTGGGGCAAGGAAGGAAACTGGTCCGAGAAGCGGGCCAAGTTTCACGCCAAGCGCGATAGCCTCGACGCCAAGCTCTACGAGTTCACCGACGAACTCATGACCTCGGTGTTGAAGGACTGGCGGGAGGGCCAGCAGGTTGATCCGGGCCGCCTGTATGCCCTCACGCGGCTGATTGACAAACTGGAGAAGGCCCGATCATTCGAGGCGCAGACCAAAGCCGACCAGAAGGAAGCGGCCGCCGGTCCTCGCGCCGAAGGCTTGTCGGAGGAAGTTCTGAAGAAGATCGAAGCGCAGATCAAGATGATGTGATCCCCGGTAGGTGCGCGCCACGGCGCGCGCCTGGCTGACACCGGGTGATCCATCCCTGTACCCCGTGGCGCCAGGGCGCACAGTATGACCAAACTCCCCGAACACGCCAGATCCTTTCGCGGCAAGGCGAAGAACATCCCGGAGCGGGGCGTCTTCCTCCTGCCATACCAGCGGCGATGGGTGAACGACAAGTCCATCCTCGCGCTCATGGAGAAGAGCCGGCGCATCGGGATCTCCTACGGCACCGCGTACAAGATCGTGCGCGGACACAGCCTCAAGGATGCGCGGGTCGACACGTGGGTCAGTTCGCGCGATGAACCGACGGCCAGGCTGTTCATCCAGGACTGCAAGGCGTTTTCCAAAGTCTTGAAGGCCGCGGCCGAGGATCTGGGTCAGCGGGTGATCGACAAGGAAAGCGTCTAC